ACAGTTTTGTCCATGTTGAATATCAAAAGGAAGAAATTGTTCGCTCAGGTGTCGTGCGTGACTACATCATCACAAAAACGGAAATGGGTTTATAAGCTTGACACGCAGAGCAAACTCATATATAATACATAAATCGTCGTAAAGAAACCGAGTGACTTTTGAAAACCTTTCATTATCTAAAAAATATGCCTGAACTAAAGTCTCTTCCCGTTGAAGAAAAAGATGGAAAGAGGCTCTATGTATCGCCGAATGGCATTCGTTTGCCTTCTGTCACTACAGTTTTAGGACACTTTAAAAAAGCCCAGATTATTGAATGGAGGAATCGTGTCGGAGACAAGCAGGCTAATGCTATCTCTGGCCGTGCCTCTGTTCGAGGAACTAAATTCCATTCTATGATGGAACGATATCTGGGCAATGAGCAGAATATCTTTGAAGGCGTTATGCCAGACATGAAGCAAGCATTCAAGGACATTCAATCTACCCTCAACAAGATAGATAACATCCATTATATCGAAAGTCCTTTGTATTCTGAAATACTCGGTATTGCTGGAAGAACCGATGTTATTGGGGAATACGAACAAGTGCCGTCAATCATCGATTTCAAAACATCCCTTCGTGAAAAGAGAGAGTCTTGGATTGAAAACTACTTTGAACAGGGCACAGCATATTCTCTCATGTATGAAGAGATGACAGGGATACAAATCAACCAGATCGTTGTTATCATTTCAGTTGACGGCTTAGATAAACCACAAGTCTTCGTGAAGGATCGCATTGAATATATCGATTCACTGATGACGAAGATTGATGCATACCATAAGGAACACAACTATGTTTATTGATCTATGGATCGTTGGAATATTTTCACTGCTTTTTGGTGCATGTGCATGGTGGAATTATCGTAATGGTATTAATGATGGAATCAGAGCAACATTAGCTGTTCTTGCTGATGATAAAATCATCGCAGTCGAGAACGATAAAGTTGTTCCTTATAAAAAGAAAAGAACACAATCATAAATACTTAGCATCAATATGGAATACTCAGATGGGTTCATCAACAGTCTTTATCATTATGTTGATTGTATCCCCACTGATAGTCATTGGGGCTATACACGCGGTTGCAATATTAATTAAATAGGAGAAAAAACATGTTCGAAGTTATCGTAGGTTTTGTTGCAGGTCTTGTTGTCGGATGGAACTTCCTGCCGCAGCCAGCTTGGGTAAAGAGTCTCTGGACCAAATATTTCGGTTGACAGACTTAAGTTTTTAGTTTAATATATACATATGCTGAGGTCGTTGAGACGTTCAGAATAAACGGTTCGGACTCGGGGGCAGTACCCGACGTCTCCACCATAGATACATTGGACAGACATAGCCCCTGTCAAACGGGGAAGCTTGGTGGTGATGACAGTGTATCTTTGATGGGGGCGAAACAGGATCGACGGACGTAGTAAAAGTACGTGGAGACCAAAAGCAAAAACCTAAATGCAGCGAATGATAACGTTGTATCTCAGATTCGCCTAGCGGCTTAGTCTGAATGAGTTTTCGGTGGGTTTTCTTGGAAACAGAATAAACCCACCACTTCTACACAACAAACACATTATGGAGAATATAATATGTCATCTAAGACTCCCTTTGAAATCCGCACAGAACTTCTTTCCCAAGCACAATCTATTCTCTTTGAACGTATCATGGTTGAACGCCTACGTCTTGAGAACGATTGGAGCACAAAGCGCGAAATCTACTTCACCGCTCTGCAAAGTCCTGATATGATGCCAATCGATTCAGCACCAGACTTTCCTGTTTTGCCCACTATCACAACAGAGGAAGTGATAGCTGAAGCCAAGAAGCTGAACGACTTCGTATCAAACGGATAATATCATGTCACTTGTAGCCATCATTGTCATGGGTTTATCGTCAGGCTATATTAACATATGGTCCGCTGTAAAGTTCAACAAGACTCTAGAGAACAGAATCAATAGTCTATTGATTTCTGTTGTGATTGATGTTATAATGCTTATCTTATTCACACGGTTTGGATCAGGAAGCATGTTCACATCATTTCTTATCGCAAAATATGCATTCCTTTCAATCATCAACTTTGACGAGACACTGAGGCAATGATGGCTACAAAAGAAGAAATTACCGACTTCTCTATGAAGATTGAAGAACTGGTTTGGATGAAAGACATTTCATATATGGAAGCTGTTGTTCTCTATTGTGAACAGACAGACTTTGAAGTTGAGTTGGCTGCAAAGCTTATTTCTGGTGCTTTGAAATCTAAGATCAAAATTGAAGCACAAGAACTCAACTTTCTTCCTAAATCTAACACTGCAAAATTGCCCCTGTAGCAAAGGAACTAAACATGACACACACAGAATTTGATTTGGAAAAGATTAAAATCATGAAACAGTCGGCACGGCATGTTCTTGAAAACTCTTTAGTCAAGGGCATTCTTGCTGGTGGTTGCTTCACTTCGTGGTATCATCAGGAAGTACCTAAGGACTTTGATCTCTTTGTTACAGATCAAAGTCACAAAGAGATTATTCTTGCTTGTTCAACAGAACTTAATAGGTTTAAGTTTACAGACGGTGAATATATGGGCAATCCATCTATCGAACGAGCTATTCTAGACACACAGACAAAGATACAGTATGTTCTTGTGAAATATAAGACACGCAAAGAAATCATTGATCACTTCGATGCTGAACATTCGGCCGTGTCATATGATCATTCTCATGATCAACTGTATATTAGTCCGTCTACTTACGAGTGTATCAAGAACAAGATCATCAAACCACACGGTTCTAATAAGATTCAACCTTGGAGAGTAGCTAGATTCTTGAAGAGAGGATTCAAACATGAGGTTGTCAGCATTTGATACTTACTGTATGTTTCTTGCACTGAAGAATCATTTTACTCGCGATAACTATGACTTCTTTCGTTATCGCGGTAAAGTAAACGCTTCACCAGATTCCTTCATGTCCAGAAAAGATCGCTTTCAGTTTCAGAAGTTGTCTAGACTTCACAATGAAGAAAACATGCGTGACTTCATTGTAGCCAACATTCTAGCTGGCAAGACATGGGTTGGTGATTTTCTTGATGATGATGCTGAAGAAAACTATCTGAAGCATCTGAAGATCAAACAGTCTCTCTCATATATGTTTGCAAATGAACTGGATGACATGTTCAGAGATAGTCGTCCTATTACAACTTTTCGCACAGGCAAAGACCGTTATCCCTCAGGTTTTATGTACTATCTTTCAGGTAGAGTGACGATTGAGACAATGGTAATATTGAACTGTCTTATAAACTATATACCAAAGTGGGACAGTTTTTATCCTGATGATCCAATATGGTCGAAGCATAGCATGTTGATTAAAAAATATGCGCCGTTCCTTGAGTATGACAAGAACAAGATGAAAGTCATACTCAAGGACAAAATTAAGGAGTATGATCATGGAGAAGAACAAGAAACGAGCCGACAGGCGCGCCCACAAAAAGAGAATGCTGCATAAAGCTAAAGAAGTTGTCGATCTTGTTTGGCGCGGCGGTAATAATGAGTGGAACGAATGGAAAAAACAATGGGCACTTAGACATGCAGACAATCTTAAAGGTTGTTCGTGTCACATGTGCTGCAATCCTCGCAGACTTGGTGATCTGGCTTTACAGGAGAAAAAGTTTAAAGAAGCAATAAAATGCGACTAAATAAACTTGACAGACACACAAATATACTATAATATACTAAGACTACATTATGAATACTGTGGACAAAACAAAATACAACGCTAATACATGGAGAATACATATGTCAAATTTCGCATCTCTTAAGAAGTCTTCTGGCGATATTGCCCGTCTTACCAAAGAACTTGAAAAGGTTAATGCACCCACTGAAAAGAAGGGTGATGATCGTTTCTGGAAGATTGATAGAGACAAGAGCGGTAACGGTTCTGCTGTTATCCGTTTTCTTCCTCCCTCTGCTATTGATGGTGATGATGCCCTTCCTTGGATTCGCATCTTCTCTCATGGCTTCAAGGGTCCAACTGGCAAGTGGTATATTGAAAACTCATTGACCACTCTTAACCAGAAAGATCCTGTTTCTGAATACAATACCACTCTCTGGAATTCTACTACTGATGAACAGGGTTGGCAGCGTAAGCAGGTGCGCGAACAAAAGCGTCGTCTGCATTACATCTCAAACATCTATGTTGTGTCTGATCCCAAGAACCCTGATAATGAGGGTAAGGTCTTTTTGTTCAAGTATGGCAAGAAGATTTTTGATAAGATCACGATGCTCATGAATCCTGAGTTCGAGGGTGATACTCCTGTAAATCCTTTTGATCTCTGGGCAGGTGCTAACTTCAAACTTCGTATCCGTACGGTCGAAGGTTATCCTAACTATGATCAGTCTGTCTTTGATACACCAAAGGCGCTTTTAGGCAATGATGATGCTCTTGAGGCTCTTTGGAATAAGCAGTATTCTCTGTCAGAATTTCTTGATACTAAGAACTTCAAGAGTTATGATGAACTGAAGCAAAAGCTTGATGCGGTTCTTGGTGATACTGGTTCAGTCAGTCAACCTGCAACTACTCAATCGGTTGCGCGTGAAAGTAAACCTGTGTTCAACAAGCCTGTGAATGCTGATAAGGCATCAAGTGCAGGGTTTGATGTTGATGATGATGACGATGAGCTTGAGAGCTTCAAGCGTCTCGCACTCTAAACGAGAAAAGGAGCCTTCGGGCTCCTTTTTTTATGACATGTTAGCTGCACCAGAATCGAAGTGACCACCCATTATTGAATCACCACTATTCAGAAAACGGCTTCTGGCCACTGCTCGCTCAAAGCTCGGTGTCATCTTCTCTAGTGTTTTATCTCTGATACTATCATATGAGTTCACTGCTGGTGCACCTGACGACTGATTAACTATGATAGGCTGCTGTGACATATCTTGCTCTTGCTTTATGTCTCTCACAAGATTAGTTTTATCTGTCTGAGCTACTTCTGGTGGTGGTTCTAGTTTCTCTAATAGAGAATCTGGATTAGTCTTTAGTCCTTGTGGTGATGGATTTACAGATACTTTACCAGTTGCAGGATTAAACTTCATTTCTTCTTCTGAGTTCATAGTGAACAGCGGTTGAGCACCATCAGTCACAACCATATCATCTCGGCGCTGTCTGCTTTTATTAATAGAATGAGCTTGAAGCTGTTGTGCATCTGTTTTTACTTCACCACCCAAAGCTAATGCAGGTAATCCAGGAAGAGTTGGTTCTGAAGGTATTGCAGGCTCTTGTTGTTGTTGCTGCTGTTGACTTACAGGACCAGCTGGTGCATTTGGAACGCTTAAAGCAGGAACAGTTGGCTGTGAAGGTCTAGCTTTGCTTTTTTCATACTCGTCCATTTCAGCTTTTCTGCGTGCCAGATAATCATTTAAATTTGCTTTTGTTTCATCTGTGCCGAAAGATTCTCGTCCTCTATTGAAAGAGTTTTTAAACCAATCAGGTCCTTTATATGCAATGGGTGCACCACCTGGTTCATTCGGACCTCCAAAATGAAATAACTTATAAGGATCACCAGACATATAGTTTGTACCTACACCAGCACCAGGTGCTACTGAAGCAAAATGTCTAGTAAATTTCTCAATATATGGTCTATGTGCTTCATTTCTTGTGTCAAGATATATCTTCTTACCATCTTGATCTTTTATATACAATCTCATGTCTGCCGCACCACCATCATCATGACGGTGTGAACCAGTTCCCTTACCGCGTTTCTGACCTAATGATGTAGTTTCAAAATAAACATCAGATTTTTCAGCAGCATAATTTA